GCACTAGACATCGGAAATTCACCGAGATTAGTGGACGATACTTTGGGTCTACTCCTAACAAATTTACTGAACCCATTGGTTCAATCCTCATAATATGCACCCCTGAGACGGTTTGTTCAAGCACCGACGCAAGCAAAACACGGATATTTTCTGCTTTGTCTCTAGCCGTTGGATAATCTTCTCGACCAGCACGGCAGATAATTTGAAGCATTGGGTAGTCAATTCTGATACCACCTGAACCCATAGTGAATGTTGGGGAACTGCCAGCGTTCTCATATACCGCTACACACGCATCAGGACTATCAGGAAGGGTGCCTAAAAATATGCTTGTACCAAGGGTTCCTTGAGAAGCATGGGCGCCAAAAGCGCTTGAAGTATTTTGTAGGTAGTCACCTACTGATTCAAGAATAGTTGCCATTAGCCCCTGTGACCTTTCTGTATGATGTCGATAATTCTACCCTTTATGTTTTCTTGGATAGTGGACATTGCTTCCATGACTGGTTGTTCAAGATATTTAGCCTGTGTCGGTGGGTTGTGATAGTTGCCGATAATTTCATGGACATAGAGAGCGTATGGAGCGGCGGGACCACCGTAAAAAATATCTACAAAATAGCCTTGATTTCCCATTTGTGGAGCGGATACTCCGCCTGAACCACGAAGAACTCCAGTATCTACTGGGACAAGAATCTGTGATTTAGCAAAAATTAAATTAGCCTCTTCCCATATTGCTTGGGCTATGGCTTGAGGGGTATCGTCTTTGCCAGCCTCAAGAGCATTTACTAACTCTTTATCGCCGAATAAGTCGAGTCTAAAAGACGACTTTGCCATAACTACCGTCCAAATCTGATGACGGTGTGATGCGCTCCGTTTTCGTCTGCGATGTTATCTACTGCATTTATCGTAAAGGTGTCCGCCCCGACGACCATTCTATGATTTACCGTAATTGAGGTTGCGGGACCATAGGTAATGAATCGTCCAATATCAACAACTTCGATACCTTGAACATCTTTAGATTTTGTAGTGTCGTAAATTAAACGACCTGTGACTGTGACATTTGTATTAGCCGCACCAAAAGTTGTTTTGTTGTACTTATCAACTGAGGCTTTGGGTGTAAATACCACAGAGTCCGTCATGAACTCTGCGACTTTAGTATAGATAGCGTCCATGGCTACCCCTACTCAACTATGCGTTGGTCTTGGACATTATTTGGATTGTCATGAATACCAGCATAAAAGTCGGTATTGAAATCATCAACAATCCTGTCATTTGTGGACTTTAGAGCCTGTGCGTTTGCGAATGGACGAGGAGGGGATTTACGCATTTGCCTTTGAAGAAAACTATTAGCCAACTCTTTATAGTGGGTAACTTTTGCTGAATAAGATTCAGATACCGAGATGTCACCAACGCTCTTAGAACTACTGTCTGCAAGACGGCTAAAACGAGCAATAAGAATTTCGGCAAGTTCACGAGCGGCGTTATAGGCGTCTCCGCCCCATTCTGTGATGACATAGTTAAGTTCTTCATCGCTAAAAAGCGCATCTGTTGAATCTGTATCGTTAAGCAAAAAACGCACATAATTACGGGTGGAGGTGCTTGGGTCACCCGAGTAGGTGAATGTCATTACATTCCACCAAGCATAAGCATTTGGGTGCGAGCAAGATTTAAGGTTTGTTTAACATTGACGGCATCTGCGTCTGTGGATTCTGAGGCATCGCCTAAACCTGTAATTTTGTAATTACCAGCGGCTAAATTGCCCCCTAAAGTCTTATTTGTTAGAGTATCGGATGTATCCCGACCAACAAGGGTTGCCGTGGCGTTCGGCAGGGTAATAATCCTGTCTCCAGTTGGGTCACCTGCGGTCAATGTGGTTTCAAAACCATCGTCGGTTGTACCCTCAAAAACTATATTGGCACCAGCGCCTAGGGTTACTGTTCCAGTAAAAGATGGTGCGGAGGAAAGAATATAATTATCTAACTCACTATCAACATCGGTAGCAAGATTTTGAATGTCCGTATGTACGGCGGGATTATCGCCCGCAGTTGGGTATCTGAGACCCTTTGTGGTTGTGCCAGCCATTAGTACCTCGTTTCAAGTATCAAGGATACAGCATGGGAAATGCAGTATTTTTGTAAAATGTGCTAGGTTAATTCAACAGGGGTATTACTGAAGGAGTTGAGATGAGTGTAGACAAAATTGTAATTGTTGGGGGTGGCTCTTCGGGCTACATAACAGCGGCTTTTCTACTTAAAACCTACCCTGATATGGATTTAACACTTATTGAAAGTCCGAGTTATCCAATAGTGGGTGTAGGAGAAAGCACTCTTGCTGACTTTACTAACTTTAGAGACTATTTTGAATTAGACGAAAAAGAATTTATGAAGGCTACCGATGCTTCATATAAGTTCGGTATTAAATTTACTGATTTTTATGACACTAATAGTGGCTCGTTTCATTACCCATTTAGAAACCCATACCTAGAAGGCACTCAAAATGGCTTAGCCGATTGGCTTGAAATTAAAGCATTTTATCCTGAAACTCCTGTTCAAGATTTTGCCCGTAGTTATTTTCCTATTGTTGCTCTTATAGAACAAAATAAATTTTGTTTGAATGAAAATGGAGTTTTGGGTAATTACAACCCCTATACAGATGTTACTTATCATTTTGACGCTACTAAGTTTGGATTATTTTTACGAGACAAGATTTGTTTACCTAACGGGCTAAAAATTATTTCGTCTAATGTAGAAAATGCAGACATTGGCGAAAAAGGAATTGAAAATTTGATATTGAGTAATGGAGAAAAAATCCAAGCGGATTTGTTTATTGATTGCACGGGCTTTAAGAGTCTACTTTTGGGCAAGTATATGGAGGAACCTTTTATTTCATATAATGATATGTTGCCGAATAACCGTGCTTGGGCTACTCAGTTAGCATACAAAGATAAAGAAAATGAACTTGAAGGTGTAACAAATGGGACGGCTATTCAAAATGGTTGGGTATGGAATATCCCTTTATGGTCTCGCTTAGGTACTGGGTATGTTTATTCAGATAAATACATATCGGCGGAAGATGCGTTGGAAGAATTTAAGCAATATCTAATGTCAGACAAAATGATTATTCCTAGAACTAGGGCGGAAGTAGACGCACTTACATATAAAGATATTCCAATGAGAGTCGGAAGGCATAATAAAACTTGGGTTAAAAATGTTGTAGCAATAGGGCTATCTGCTGGATTTATAGAGCCTTTAGAGAGCAATGGATTATTTAGCGTTTTTTGGTATGTAAAACGATTAGCAAAATCTTTGTTAAGAGGAAGCGTATCTCAATATGATAGAGATGTATTTAATCATTCTTGTAAAAATTTATTTGAAACTTTTGCTGAATTTGTTGCCGCGCATTACACATTAAGTGTACGGCGGGATACACCTTACTGGATAGATATAAGTAATAGGGTGTTCTCTGAAAAATTAAGTAATTATATTGATACGGATATTTTAGGGTTTACTTATTTTGCAGGTCAGAAAATGGGTAATAAAATTTACAACCCCCTTGATGGAATGTCTTATATTTCCGTCGGTATGAATTATCCTTTTTTTGACAGAGTAGACCAAAAATTAAATGTTTCGGGTAGGGACATAAAAGAATACATAGATTCTAATAAAACACATTTTGAGTTAAAAAAAGCAATTTGGGAGGAACATATTAAAGACGCCCCATCTTTAATGCAGTATCTAGCGGATAACATTTTTGAAGAAATGGAAGATGTTAAATGAGAACAGAATGGATTTATGTTGTTAAAGGGATGCGTGAGCGCTCTTATTGGAATAAGCCAAACACGATAGAATTTTTTGCTTTCTTTACTAAAGTTCTTATTATTTTCCCAGGCTTGTTATTGGGAAAACAATGGTGGTGGCTTTACATATTCGCTTTAGCATCTAGTTTATCTTTAATATGGACATCTACCAAAAAAACTTTGCCAACAATAATTTTATTTAATGTTGCATGGTCATTGCTTGCGACTACTGCTTTAGTAAAACATTTCTTATGACTTTAGAGATAGAGTTTATGCCAGCCTCGGAAGAGGCTAAGTTATTAGTACCTGCTCCAAAACCAGCAAAGTTATATGTTCCTGAATGGTATAAAAATATGCCAGTTGAAAATACTCCGCAATTTAATAATGCTGGCGACATAACAAATCAAAATGTTAAAAATTGTGTTCCTTTTTTAGATGCTATGACGCACGGCTACATACAAGAATCTTGGACAGATATTTACATAAACTATGATGGAAAATCACTTAGTTATCATTTCCCTACTCAGCCTTCAATTATGTCTCATAGAGATAATTTGAGTATTCAACTATTAGATAATTTATTTTATGAAACTGAGTTTGTTTGGAAAGAGCAATGGATACCAAAACTGCCAAAAGGTTATAGCGTTTTATACACCAGCCCTTTGAATAATTTGAATTTACCGTTTAGATGCCTTGATGCAATTATTGACGCTGACCATTATTATCATGAGCATACTGGGCAATATCCCTTTTATATCTATAAAAATTTTGTTGGTCTTATACCCGCTGGAACGCCTCTATATCAAATAATACCTATTAAAAGAAATAATTGGTCGTCAATAGAAAAAGTTTATGATGGTGAAAAAAACAAAATCAATAATGCCTTAATTAGAAAACATTATTTTAGAGCCTACAAAAAACTTTTTTGGCAAAGAAAAACATTTGATTAACTAAAATGTTCCTCTAATTGCCCACTCTAATGCCTCTTCGTTCCAATCCCAAATTCCAAGAGAAGAATCTTCGGGTTTTGGAACAGGGGCTTCCCATAAACAAGTCTCTTCATTTAACACCCAAGAAGGAAAGTTTTTAGGTGGAATAAAAGCATCTCGTTCTTCATCATAAGTAAAACCTTTTCCAGCGTAATTTTTTCTAAGTGGTGTTCCGCCTAGTTTATGGACGCCAGCAAAGGTATTGTATGAAGTTTGAACATATCTTTCGCCAAAACTAAATCTTGTTTCAGCATAAGTTGTTTCATCCTCGTCACAGGTTCTATTTACCCGAATAACAATGTTATTTTCATCTAGTAATGCGAAATGTGCCATTAGAATGTAATCGTTCCACTAGAGGAAGCGGTCACTTGATAAACACGATAACCGCTTCGAGATGGTTCTGTATAAGTTAAATTAGATAAAGTTGCCGCTGGAAAATTATTTGGATAGGCAATGATTACAACACCCGATTGTCCGTTATAGGTTGCACCATTAAATGCACCACCACCGCCAGCGCCATATCCTGAACCTGATGAACCGTCACTACCTCCACCAACATTTCCGTTACCCGCCGCACCTTGTCCTCCTGGGGCATAAGTTACGGAAGAACCAGTAATTGAACGAGAAGAACCCGCACCTGCGGAGCCTTTGCTTGCATTTCCAGCATTTCCACCAGCACCACCAGCGCCGCCGCCGCCTCCACCAGCATCTTGCCAGCCTGGGGCTGAGTTTGTTCCATTACCGCCATTAGTTCCTTCTGCGGGAGAAAATGCTCCTTGATTACCTGCGCCTCCATTAGATGTGGCTCCCGCATTACCACCGCCACCTGAACCTGAACCACCTGCTCGACCTGCGGTGTCGTTAGCACGGTCTCCACCACCACCACCACCGTTTGCTTGTATCTGTTCGGTTATAGCGGTTACATCAAAGAATGAATCAGCACCATCTCCACGGTATGCCGCACCGCCAGCGCCAATATCAATACGATAAGCCGTAGCAGGTGTTACTGTTTTTGTAGCAAAATAACGAAGTCCACCACCACCACCACCGCCTGATTGATGCTGTCCGCCAGCGCCGCCGCCAGCAACAACTAAAAGTTCGATTGACTCTAAACCAGCGGCGCCTTTACCACGCCCAAAACCGCTAACAGAACCACCTGCTACGCTACCTAAAATTGGCATATTTCATATCTCCTTATTTAGATTATGCGAACTTTTGTTGTGTCTCTAATACCGTATAAGTTGGGGTTGCGGCTGTTTTGATTATTGTAAATGTATAAACATCAATAGCCGAGGCATTTCCAGCAGAGATTGTCGCTGGTACTTTAGGAGTTACAGTAGAACCATCAATTTGAATTGTGCTTGGATAGTAAGCAGTTGCACCGTTTGTATTCATCCAAACGAGGGTTATAGCATCGCCAACTTCTAAAACGCTAGAAAGAGTTGCTCCTGAACTGTAACGGAAATTTAAGGTGTGATTTGCTGATGCGTTTGATGTGTAATACCAAATTGAAGCCGTTGAAATATCAAAATTGATTGTTCCAGTAGCCGCTGAAGCAACAACATTGACATCTTCTTCAACGCCTCTGATAACAGATTCAACAAGACTTCCGCCTGTAATTGCAGGTGTTCCGATTGTTGGACTTGTTCCAAATACAAGAGCACCCGTTCCCGTTTCATCGGAAATAACTCCAGCAAGTTCAGAAGATGTTGTCGCCGCAAAAGCAGATAATTTAGATGAGCCTGTAATTGTTATATCAGAGGTTAAAGCAACAGTTCCAGTTGCGTCAGGAAATGTAATTGTACGGTCAGCAGTCGGGTCTGTGATTGTTAAAGTTGTTTCAAAATCATTGGCTGTTGCGCCTTCAAAAACAACTGAACCGTCATTAAATATGGCTCCAGTAATTACAGGGCTTGTAAGAGTTTTATTTGTAAGAGTTTCAGAAACATCTTTCAAGAGTGTTCCATTTACATAATAAGACTTACCCGATGCAAGATTTAGATGTTCAGAAGAAGTCCAAGCGTCTGTTGCGTCTACCCAATTAAGAGTTTTAGTAGTTGTACCATTGAGAGAAATACCACCGCCATCAGCATTTGCATCTGATGGGCTTGTTACATCGTTGATAACAATGTTTTTATCTTCAACTACAAGATTTGTAGTATTGATATTTGTGGTTGTGCCAGTAATAGTTGGGTCTGAAATTACTGGTGCAGTTAATGTTTTATTTGTAAAGGTGGTTGTTGAATCAGCCGTTACGGGGGTGTTAGAACCATTTATTGTGATTGCCATATTATGCTATCTCGCTTCCAAAGGCATTAAACGAAAAACTTGTTGATGATGCGTAAACAGTTACTACATCTGACGCATCAATGGTTATACCTAAAGTATAAGCCGCAGTTGAGTTAGCGGCGACAGTAGCGTCATACACTAAATAATGTTCAGGAGCAATGGTCGCTCCATTTGGACGCACAGCGATTCTGTAAGTTCCTGATGTACCTGCTTGGTTACAAATTGTGATGGTTGAGATAACCGTTTGTGTTGAAGCAGGGCAGGTATACAGAGTTGTAGCAGTCGTGGCTGAGGGATTGGATTGACCCAATACCTTGTAAGTAGTTGCCATACGGTTATCCTCCGATTAGAAGTAATGGACTGATTGTACCAGTCGAGTT